TATATATTACGCTTACTTCGCACGCTCCTGCACTAGGGCCATCTTTTTTTTGTCCACCGTCTGGCACGTGAATATGTACTCCATATTTTTTTTCTTCGTATAATTCGCGTATTTTCTCTTTATTTTCAAAAGAAGTCAAATTCCATGCTACAGTAAGAGCAACATTCATAGATTCTTTCATAACATCACCTTGCAAGCCAGTCAGTTTCAATGATAAAAATGTATCACTTGGATAAAATTTTGCTTGAATTGGAAGGGTTCCTCCACCACCAACCGAATTAGCCCACAAGCCATTAATCATACCAATTACGCTGACAGAATGGATATGTTTATGCACAATTCCACGTTTATCCTTAAAATATTTTGTTTTAATATCTTCAATCGTAATATTTATAGGGTATTCGCAAGTGCAATTTTTCAAGATATCAATATTTATCTCACCAACTATTTCAAATATAATTTCTCTCATCTTTCTTACACCTGGTTCAGAAGTATACTCGTCTATAATGAACTTGAGAACATCGTCATCCATTATTATAATGTCCTCTAGACCCATCTTCTTGTAAACTTCAGGAAGCATATGAGTCTTTGCAATAATAAGTTTGTCTTCAAGAGAGAGATTTGAGAATTTAACGCGATGAATGCGGTCCAATAAGATTTTATCAATTGAATCAACGTCATTGTACGAGAGAACAAAAAGAGCTTTAGATAAATCCAAATCTATACCTGAAAAATACTTGTCCTGGAAAACGTCATTTTGTGTAGGATCTAACAAATGTGTCAAAATGCCAACAATTTCCTTACCATGCTCCGTCTTGGAAATCTTATCCAACTCGTCTATGAAAATAATAGGGTTCATGCATTTCTTATCAATCAAAATCTGCACAATGCCACCCCATGTTGAACCAACGTATGTATAATTGTGCCCGTGCAAAGTGCTGCCATTACTATCACCGCCCATTTGAATCATAGAAAAAGGTCTACTGTTGCCTTTATCATCTATCAAACAATTAGAGATACCGCGTTTTGCTAGCGAGGTATTGTGCGTTACAGTAAAATCTCCCAATAAAAATCTTGAATTTCCATCAATTTGAAAACCGTAGTAATCATCTTCATCTAAAGGAATAATTTTTATTCCTGTATTTAATGGGTCTTTTAACTGTTTATGTTCTCTCGCCTTTTTTCTTTCTAATAATGTTGGAATTTCTTCAAGACCCCTTCCTGTTATTGTTATTCTATAATATAATCCAGATTTCTTCTCTCCTTTGTAAGTGCAAGATTTTATGCTATCTTTCATCATTCCTCTAAATCCCAATGAGCGAACTAACCATAGAATGTCTTCCGCTAATTTTTTATTTTTTTGCACAATTTCTAAGGCGTTGTTTTCTTTGTTATGATAACCATCGCTATCTATTAATCCTGCTAACAATTTTAGACGATTTGCGCGAGAATTGCATTTGTATATTTCAGGAATATGCTTATTATTAATTAGATTATGCTCTTTCATTTTATTTAATAAAACGTTTTTATCGCTTCTCCCACCCATAATTCCACTTGTAAAAGAATAAGTTATTTTGTTTTTAGTGCATTTTAAATTATAACCATTTGCATAATCTTTAAAATGGTCAATTATTTCTTGGTCAATAGTTGTTATACTAAAATTTCTAGAAGACCCATCTCCCAACCAATACCCCAATATATATGGTTCAATGCTTAGTTCTTTCTCTGAAAATTCAACTCCAACTTTATAGCCTTTTAAACAATCTTTTATATATTTTGGCAATCCTAAATAATCTTTTATGCAAATATCAATGATGTCATTTTTAAAGTATCGTTTGCCCATTATAATTTGATGTTTGTCGCCTTTTTTTCCGGATTTTGTCATCTTTAAACTTAAAATGTGACTTTCATTTACAATATAATCATGACCCTTAACCTGTTCAATTCTATACATTTTTTCTCTGCCATTTCCTAGAGCCAGAACATTTCTTGGAAAACTGTCATCGCCCATTAATTTATCATTTATTGTAATGTCTTGAACCATTTTAACGTCTCCATTAGACAACATAATTGGAGTATTTTTTGCAAAGCATTTGCCAACGCCCGGTGGGCCTTCAAACCCAAAACAGTAACCATCTTGTTCGCCGTTTATCCATTGACCAATAATTCTCTCTATTTGCTTCTTGGCTTTATCATGTCCATGAACGGCTTCATCTAAAACAGTCTTAACATTCTTCATGTATTCGCCAATCTTTCCAAAATTTGAAGTAATTTCTTTAATTTCATTCAAGAATTCTATAGAAATGTCAAATTTAAGCTGTTTGTCTAACAAAAGCTCTGGATTTGTTACGCTACTAAAATCAATAAATAATGCGATGCTTTGAGTTAATTCTTTCTTATTTTTACCCTGATGATTTATTTTTGCCAAGTTTAGGTTATCTTTTTCAATTATAGAGTTAATAATATTTATAAGAGCGACCAATTGCTGTTTATCCATTGCGGTTACGTGCTTCTTTATTTTTTTTATTATTGAAGACATATTATTTCCAAATGCCTCTGCTTTAATTTTTTTAATATTAGACAAAATTTCAATACTAGTATACTTATCTTTTTTTTGAATATCTGGAATCAACTCTGTTATTTTAGGATTTTTAAGCATCTCAACCATGTGACTCCTATTTTGATCCATGATACACATAACCGGCTCCTTTGTGTAAACATTAAATGGTATTTTTAATAATCCATCTAAATATTGACGCGCTTTTGAACCAGAATCTTCTGATTTTGCTTTAATTTCCTTCAATTTAACCATGGCCTTTTCCTTTACATCGTCTCTCGTTTTCATCAAACAAATTTGTTGTTCCAATGGAATCTTATTCATGTCAAAATTTGACAAATCATTGGTATATTGTATTGTTTTCTTCATTGCCTCGCGAAAATATTGTTTTATTGACCACGGAAAACTGTCAAATAAAATAGTCTGTTCAAATGTATCCACTGTTCCATTAGCGTCGTTTGATAATAAATCATACAACAAATACGCTAAATATTTGTTATCATATTCATTTGACGTTATCAATAAAGAAATAAGCATATTTCTTTTTGTATATAAGTCGCTTCCAATAAAATCTTTCACAATAAACAATAATGTCTTTTGTTTTAATAACTTGTGCTGTGTCTGACACCCCATAAATTTATTATATACATCAGTGTTGTTCATTATAAGATAATCTTTTAATGTTAACGCGGCAAAAAAACGTTCAAAACTTTCACTATTAAAATCTTGATCTAGTGGTAAATTATTCTTTACACTGGACATTGCGTTATTTATAAATTTATTATTTAAAAATTGTATTATAATATCATCAACTACCCCATAAATCAACAAGTGCTTATTAAATGCGCTATGATATACGTATACTTTTAACCCATAAATTTTCACGTGAAACTGCTTTGAAGTTGGAGCAACGTCCATACAATCAAAATTTTTTGTCTTTTCTGTAATAAATTCGTCCATAAACGTTGTTTTAATCTTACCTTCCGATTCCTTATCGGTTTTCTTTAAATTAACAACCTTGTATTGCGTTGGATGAAAATATTTTTTTAATAAGTCATACTTTAACGATTCCTCCTCATTCGCAACAATTGCATTATTATTTCCGAAACAAATTGACAATAAATCTTCAAATGAATCTGTTCCATAACTTTTCAAAAGCCCAGATAATTCATTGTTTAGCACCTGCAAATTGCTTACTATAGTATCAGTGGGCAAATTCTGCATGCTTTCGCTTAATGTTTTCATTCTATCGCTTATTCCGTTTAATGTATTGATGCACGTTGACAAATCACTAACTCCTAAAATATCAAGCATTTTGTTTTTTTGAGCGTTTAATATTGTTTTTTGAATTACGTCCTGGAAGAACGCTAATTTCTTTTCAACAAGATTTGTTATGTCCTGGGCATTTTTCAACACTGCACTTGTTGAAATTGCCTGAATTTTTTTACTCATATTGCCTAATTTATGCAAATATAAGAAAATACTACAAAAAATGCATAAAACTATTTATTTATAAAATAGAAAAAATTGAAGTAGTTATATTTAAATCATATTAAACATAGCATTGTAAGATAACCAATAATGGGAATCCCAAGTTACTTTTCATACATCGTAAAGAATCATCCGGAAATTATTAAAAAATTATTAAATGGTCAAATGACAATTAATAATTTATACATGGATTGCAATTCCATTATTTATGACTCTGTTAGAAATATTAATTTTGAAGAGTTGACTGAAACAGCTAGTCGCGCTATTATAACGCGCGTAATTCAGAAGATTGAAGAGTATATTTCGCTTATTTGCCCAGACAATATCCTAATGGTTGCATTTGATGGTGTCGCGCCCGTTGCAAAGTTGGAACAACAACGCAATCGCAGATACAAATCGTGGTATCAAAATGAAATTTCCAAGACAATCTTTAAGAAGGCATCTGGTTCCGATCCATGGAATACTACCGCGATTACTCCTGGAACCGTTTTTATGCAAGAGCTCGGTTCAACTATTTCAGCGCATTTTAATAACCCACAAAAATATGGAATCTCTAAAATTATTGTCTCTACATCGGATGAAGTTGGAGAAGGTGAGCACAAAATCTTTGAATACATTCGTCAAAATGCGGCCGAACATGCAGCAAAATCCACAGTTATCTATGGCCTAGATGCAGACCTTATTATGTTGTCAATTAACCACCTTCCAATCAGCGAAAAGATTTATTTGTTCAGAGAAACACCTGAATTTATCAAGACAATTGACAACTCTTTGGAGCCAAATGAGACCTATTTATTAGATATTCCAGAGTTGGCGCACATAATAACGTTAAACATGAATAATGACGTAGAACTTACAACTGAACAGCAAAAGAATCGCGTTTACGACTACATCTTCATGTGCTTTCTTCTTGGCAATGATTTCATGCCTCATTTCCCGGCAATTAATATTCGCACGGGTGGAGTTGATAAACTGCTAAACGCCTACAAGGCGACTTTGGGTGGAACGAATGAAAATCTCACTGATGGAAAAATAATTTACTGGAAAAATGTGCGAAAGTTTGTTGAATTTCTTGCTAGATTAGAGGACGAATATTTTAAGAATGAGATGAAGTTGCGCGATAAGCGAGAAAAATTTTCATATCCAACCGGGAGTCCTGAGCAAAAATATGCAAAGTTTGACGCAATTCCAAATTATGAGCGAGAACTAGAGAAATATATAAATCCGTTCAAGGACGGATGGAGGCATAGATATTATAAATGCCTATTCAAAGTTGACATTGACGAAGAGAGATGCAAAGAGATTTGCGTTAATTATTTGCAGGGATTGGAATGGACTATGAAATATTACACATCTGGGTGCCCTGATTGGCGATGGTGTTATAATCACAACTATCCTCCCTTGTTACAAGACTTGCTTCGTTTTATCCCATACTTTGACACAACATTTATTAAAGAGAATAATTCAAGGGCAGTCAAGCCATTAGTCCAGTTGTGCTATGTTCTACCAAGACAAAG